CATTAAAAGACACAGGTGCATGGTATTGCTGGGGGATTGATGAACCTCTAATGGATATATATTCAGAGATCCTTAAACCGATGAAAAAGAAAAATGAAATCGTAATTAGAAATTATATAACGTGGGCAAAACATTCAGCACGTGGTGTTAATAGCCAATTAATGCTCTCTTATCCCAGAGAAACAGAGAAGTGTTGGTTTGTTATGAAGGGGCAAAATTGGAATAACAATAATGCCCAATATTTTAATTCAAAGTTTGAGAAAATTCTTGAGTACATGCAAGGGGAATTAGATAGGCTGGGGATAAAACAAAAAGATATTTATCAAATAACTGGGGTTAAAATGTATGCTCATTGGTTTACAAAATCACAGTTCATGATTATTCCTGAAAAACATTACAAGTTACTACAAGCAGCTTACCCAGATGGTTTTAAAAAACCTTATGAAGATTTAAGAAAAATGCTCGGTCAATCTAATAATCTTAATAAATGTTTGAAACCTTATTTTGATAATGTAGCTAAAGAGAGAGTCGGCGACATTGGGTTAACTGATGTATGGAGATTTACCGCGACTAATGGTGAAGAAAAAGAGAGTGCTGGAGGGCATGCTACACCAAAACCAATAGCCTTGTGCAGTAGAGCAATAAATGCAAGCACAAGAAAAAATGAAATTGTGTTAGACGTGTTTGGTGGATCTGGTTCAACGTTAATTGCGTGTGAACAATTGAATAGACAGGCGCGGCTTATGGAGTTAGAGCCAAAATGGGTAGATGTAATAATTAAAAGATGGGAGAATTTCACGAGCAGTAAGGCAGTTTTATTAAATTAAAATGTTTGAAAATGAGAGAAAGAGAGTCCACATTGGGGGGTGCAAAAGTTACGAATAAGAAAGCAAATAATAAAAATAGAAAGCGAAAACCTAGAAAACCTAATACGAAATTAAAGCTGTCTGATTGGATAACTGAATCAAACTTATTGCGGATTAAAGGCTGGTTTCGTGACGATGCATTGACCGATGAAATAGTCGCAACAGACAAAATGGGAATAAGTTTAGCAACTTTTTATAGATGGCTGAAAAACAGCCCAGCATTGCGCCAAGCTGTTGACGAAGGGAAAGAGCCTATTAATGTAAAATTGGTTGATGTAGCATTTAAGCGCGCTTTTGGTTTTAAAGTTAACGAATGTAGGATAAACGAAAAAGGACAAAAAAGTGTAGTACAGCGGTATATTCCGCCGGATCCCAGTTTAATTAGATACTTATTAAATAATAGGATGCCCGACAAATTCAGAAACCAACAAAATGTCGAGGTTAATAGTAGTTTACCGCCGGTGATAATAGATGACGTTAGAGAATAGGGACAAACTTTCGATGCAGGAAGTAATCGGTAAAGGATATCCGGAGTTTTGGAATACCAAAAAGAGATATGTAGTTTGCAAAGGCAGTCGAGCAAGTAAAAAATCTAAAACGGCTGCGTTGTGGCATATATTTAATATTATGTATCATCCCGGGGCAAACGCACTTGTAATCAGAAAAACAGAACGAACTTTGAGAGATAGTTGCTTTGCAGATTTAAAATGGGCAATTCATCGTTTGGGATACGATTCGAAATGGAAAGCAAAAACAAATCCATTGGAATTAGTCTATGAGACTGGGCAAAAGATATTATTTCGTGGCTTGGATGATCCTTTAAAACTAACTTCAATATCAGTTGAAACTGGTGCAATATGTTTTCTCTGGATTGAGGAAGCTTACGAACTGAATAATCAAGATGATTTTGATTACATCGATGAATGTATCCGTGGACGGTTGCCAGAGGGATTGTGGAAGCGCGTAACAATTACTTTTAACCCTTGGAATGATAGGCATTGGCTTAAAAAACGTTTTTTCGATGCTGAAGACAAAACAGATATTTTGGCAATGACAACAAATTATATGTGTAATGAATGGTTGGATGAGGCGGACTTGCAGCTTTTCGAAAACATGAAGAAAAATAATCCGCGCCGTTATAAAGTCGCCGGATTAGGTGAATGGGGAGCGGTCGACGGTTTAGTTTATGACAACTTCGAAGAGAGATTTTTCGACTTAGAAGATATTAAACAAATTTCGGATATAAAAAGTGCTTTTGGATTGGACTTTGGCTACACAAATGACCCAACAGCGCTTTTTTGTGGGATGATAAGCAAGCAGCAAAAAGAAATTTATGTTTTTGATGAGCTTTATAAAAAGGGCATGAGTAACGAACAAATTTACGAGCGCATAGAAAAGCTTGGCTATCGCAAAGAAAAAATTATTGCAGACGCAGCCGAGCCTAAAAGTATTGACCGCTTGCGAATGCTTGGATTAAATAGAATTCGTGCAGCGCGTAAAGGCAAAGACAGCGTTTTAAGCGGTATTGACTTTATACAAGATTTTAAAATCATAGTGCATCCTAGATGCGCTAATTTTTTAACCGAGATATCCAATTACTCATGGGATAAAGACAAATTTGGGCAACAAATTAATAAGCCGGTTGACGATTTTAACCATTTGATGGATGCAATGAGATACGCGCTTGAAGAGCATATGCGCGAAAATTCTTTTTCTTTTGATTGAGAGGTGTAAAGAAATGTTTTTTGAGGTACCAAATTTAACAGATGTATATAACAAAATGATAAGCAATGGCGCGAAAAATATTGTCTCAGACAAAGATTTTTTACAAAATGAAATTTTAAAGTGGAAAGCAAGTCCCAAAAGAATGGAGCAAATAGTTGGCGATAGATATTACTGTGGTTTGCATGACATATTACAAAAACAGCGTACAGCGATTGGACAGGGCGGGAATTTAATTACAGTGAACAATCTGCCCAATAATAGAATCGTTGACAACCAATACGAGAAGGTTGTAACTCAAAAAGTAAATTTTTTAGTAGGGCAACCGATAACTTTTAAAGCTGAAGACGAAAACTATTTGGACTTGCTAAATGAGATTTTTGACCGCAATTTTTTGCGTACATTTAAGGCGCTAACAGCAGACTGTTTAAACGGTGGAATAGGTTGGTTATACGTTTACTACAATGAAGACGGTGAATTTTGTTTTAAACGCTTTGCACCGTTTGAAATTCTGCCATTTTGGAAAGATTCAGAGCATACCAAATTGGATTATGCCGTTCGCGTTTTTGAGGTTAGCGAATATCAAAACGGGCGCGAAATGAAAATCGAAAAAGTTGAGGTTTACAGAGAAGATGGCATCGAATATTACACGCTCAACAATGGCAATTTGATTCCTGATATCGAAAAGCCAAAAGAAAACTATTTGAAAATCGGAGAGAGAGATTATAACTGGTCTAGGATTCCGCTAATCCCATTCAAATATAACTATTTGGAGATTCCTTTGATTCGCAATACAAAATCGCTGCAGGATTCGATTAACACAATGCTGAGTAATTTTCAAAACAACATGGAAGAAGATATTAGAAATACGATTTTCGTTTTGAAAAATTACGATGGTGAAAATCTCGGTGAGTTTAGGCAAAATCTTGCTACGTATGGCGCGGTGAAATTTTTCAATGATGGCGGATTGGATACTTTAACTGTCGAGGTCAACGCAGAAAATTATAAAGCCATTGTTGACTTGATGAAAAAAGAATTGATTGCCAATGCAAAAGGTTATGACGCTGCAGAGTTGCGCTCTGGGAATACGCCAAATGAGATGAATATCAAATCCATTTTCAACGATATCAACATGGACGCAAATGCGATGGAAATTGAATTTGAAGCTGGATTTGAAACTTTGCTTTGGTTTGTGAATGCGCATTTGGCAAACACAAATCAAGGAAATTTTGAAAATGAGACGGTCGAGATAATCTTCAACAAAGACACGATCATAAACGAAAGCCAAGTAATTCAAGACATCAAAAACTCTGTTGGTATTTTGTCTGAAGAAACATTGATTGCAAATCATCCATGGGTTGAAGATGTGCAAGCAGAAATTGACCGCGTGAAAGAAGAGCAGAGCGAAAAAATGGACGCTTATTTCCAAAATGAGAATTTCTCGCAGTAGGCGGGTGATTTGACTTGCGTAATGATTTATATTGGCAAGATAGATATGTGCAGCTAAAAGAAAGGCTTTTAGATAAAGGCGTTGAACATTATCACAACGTCGCAAAGCAATATAATCTGGCTTCTTTAAACGTGCAAAAAGAAATCAATAATTTTTACCAGCGCTTTGCTGAAAATAACCAATTAGATTTGCTTGAGGCGAAGAAACTTTTAAACGCTAAAGAACTAAAAGAATTCAAATGGACGGTGCAAGATTACATCGACAAAGGTACAACCTGGAATTATTCGAACGAGTGGACGCATGAACTAGAAAACGCGTCGCTGCGTTATAGAATTAGCCGGCTTGAGGCATTGCAATTGCAAATGCAACAGCAAGTTGAAAATGTTATGGGGCATGAGGTTGATGAATTGGATAACATGACCCGCCAAATTTATGAAGATGGCTATTATCGCAGCATTTTCGAATTGCAAAAAGGGACCGGCGTTGGCAACTCATTTGCAATTTTGGACGCGGATAAAATCAACAAAGTTATCTCGAAACCGTGGGCATCGGATGGCACAAATTTTTCAGAGCGTGTTTGGGGCGAACATAGACCCGCGTTGATAAAAAGTTTGAATACGGATTTAGTTCAAGCTCTGATACGCGGAGACAATCCACAGGATTTGACGGATAAGATAGCCAAAGAATTTAACGTTGCCAAATACAAAGCAAATCGATTGCTATACACTGAAGCAGCTTTCTTTTCAGAGGCTAGCCAAAAAGATGCCTTTGATGAGATGGGTGTGAAATTTTTCAGCATTTGCGCAACATTGGACAATGACACGTGTGAAGATTGTGGCGAGCGTGAGGGCGAAAAAATACCGATGAGTATGTATGAAGTCGGTGTTACTGCGCCACCGTTTCATCCTAATTGCCGTTGTACTACTTTGCCCGAAGACGATGATGAAAGCTTAGGTGAAAGAATCGCTCGTGATGAGAATGGGAAAACTTATCACGTACCAGCAAATATGACTTATAGGCAATGGAAAGAGGAGTATGTGGATGGTAATCAAAATTTGACTAAATCAGAAAATGATGATAAAATAAAGTCAAAGGGTGATAGTATGTCGCTTGAATATCAGAGATATGGCAGAAATAAAGACACACTCATCAATAATACTTATATCAACAGTGGCGAATACAGACGTAAATTTGATAATATAACAGATGAGCCAAAAGTAAATCGTGTTTTGTATCAGAAAGCAAAAGAAATGCTAAAACATCGAAGCGGTACGATGCTTGAAGATATGTATTGGATAGATGCTATGACTGGTGAAGTTGTGGCAAGTGCATTAAACGAAAAAGAACCAGAAAAAATTGTTTATACGAAGAGCATTAAAGATGCAATAGCAGGAAAAACTAATTTGATTACAATGCATACACATCCACAAAGTATGCCACCAAGTATTGCAGATTTTAATTCTAATTTCACAAATAACTATAAGGCTGGATTAATTATTTGCCATGATGGTAAGATCTTTGAATACGAATCAGATCAAATGATATCTAAAGATTTGTATATTAGATATATCAATAGTTATTTGCTAGAAGGTTATTCAGAAATAGAAGCGCAAATGAAAACAATAGATAAGTTGTCTCAGAATCACGATATTAAATTTAAGGAGGTCGATTAAAATGTATACAGAATGGTTTGAAGATGATAGACCAATTAAGATACCAGATCATATTAAAAATATGTCAAAAGAGGAATTAGACGCCGAAATAGCGCGCTTAGAAGCTAAAGCACGTGCAGAGCGAAATAAAATTAGACAAAAAAAATAAATCTGAACGAAATACAAGCACTTTAGTTATCTAAAGTGCTTTTTAAATGCGAGGTAATAAGATGAGTAAAGACGATTATTATGTGATAGCATATAAAATCTTGGCATATTTATATGCATGTCTAAAGCAAGGTGAAAGTTTAGATCTTGAATATTTAACGGCTGAAGGCTTTAAAATTAATTTAGATTACTGGACTTATATTCTGGAGCATTTAAGCAAATCTGTTTATATCGAAGGCGTAACCTTTGTGCCTATATTAGACAAGGGAAATAAGGGTATAAAGATAACACCGAG